TCTTTGCGTACTGTAAATTGCACCAAAATTCTGAGCATTTTGATTTTCACGTTGATCGCTTAATTTTTTAAGTTTTTCTTGTCTATCTTGTTCAGCAGCTTCCATTAAATCAGTTTTTTCTTGCTCACTAGCTTGTGTTAATTCATTTATCAAATCAATTCTACGTAAATAACTTTCTTCAATTAATACTTCTTCATCAACTAAACCTTGTTCAACTCTTTCAAGTTCTTCTTCTCTTAATTTCTGCAAATCATCATTTAATTTTTGTTCACTTTGTTTTAAAAGTTCTTCTCTTAATTCACTACCTTCTTGAGTATTGTTTACAATAATTTCATTACGACGCAAATAACTTTCAGTTATTGCATCTTCTTCATTAAGCAAAGAACGACGTACTGCATCTAATTGTTGTTTTTGTGCATTTGAAACAGCTCCACCTCCGCTACTGCCTGTTTTCGCTTCGCCAAGAGCCTCTTCACCAGCAGCTTGTTTTGCTGCTAATTGCTCTTTATATTTTTGTATTAATGCATCAATTTTAGCAAGCTCTGCATCAGTTGCTGCATTTATTTCATCACGTTCTTTTTGAATATATTTTATACTTTCATTAACAGATTGTTCTATTACAACAACTTTTTCTTTATATCTTCTCAATGTTTCTTCCGCTCTATCTTGAGCACTAGTCGTTTCACCAACTGCATCAAATTTTTCTTGAGCACTTTTTGCAGCTTCAGCTGCGGCTTCAAACCATAATGCAACTTTATCTTTAAAACCAGCAACTTCAACTACAGCCTCTTGAACCCAAGAACGCATAGTTTCAGGAATATGCCTAAATGAATCTTGAATTGCATTAGCAGCAGATTCACCATTTAAACCCATCGCCTTAAAGCCAGCACTCACAACTTCAGTAGTAATCTGAGCACTTGTTTGAATATCTCTCCAAATTCCGCTAAATTGAATACCAAGAGCTTTTAAATCTTGATTTAATGCACCTGCACCAATATAAACACTCAATTCTTGAATTGCTTCAGTAACTCTTTTTATTCCACCAGTAGCAAGTTCTTCAAATCCAGATTTATTTATATTTATTAACAATCTTTCCCAAGAATCACCAAGATCATCAATAGCACCATCAAGAGTTTTTGCTCTTTCTGCCATTGCACCTGCAAAATTATTTTCACCAAGCTCAACAAGATATTTTTGTATACTTTCTGCACTATTTTGTATAGTTTGAGTAGTGCCACGAAAAGTTACTTGAAGTTGGCCATTAACATCTTCTGCTCTAATTCCATATTCACGTAATGATCTAAAATTACCTTGTGCAGCATTCGATATAGCATCAGAAATATCCGTGATGGAATGTCCAGTCGCAGTGGCGATATCGCCAAAGCTACGCAAAGTGCGAATACTGGGGTCAAGTCCACGGTTAACTAATGTAAGAAATGCTTCTGTTGTTTCTTTAAGAGAAAATGGGCTATCTTCTGCAAATTTAAGCAATGCCTCAAAAGCCAATCCAGCTCTTTCAGCGCTACCAGTCATTACATTCAATCTAGCAGTTAATATTCCAACTTCTTGAGCTTCTGCTGTAAGCTCATGTACAGCTTTTGTTATTCCTGCAATTATAGCAGTAACACCAACAAGTCTGCCTGCAGCAGCAACTAAACTGCCAGTCATTGAATTTGTAGCACGCTCAACATTTGAACTAGATGATGCAAGATCATCTAATTCTCTACCAGCAGAAGTAGCGCCAGTTGATGTTACTTTGATTGATAAACCAGCGGTTTCTTCTGACATATTCAAACCTCGTTAGCAATAGCATACCGCATTTCATCTATCTTTTTTAATGTTGCAACTTCCCAAGGTTCTAAACTATGTCTAGTCAATTGCGACCAAGCAAGTATTTCAGAATACAATAATTTGCCAGGCGGCGTATACATTTGCCAGTACCAGCTCCATAAATAAGACATTTCCTTAGGCAATTCTTTTGCATCTTTCAACTCATCAGGCATTATTTTTGTCTGCTTCCATACAGACGTCAAATGCTCTTTCAATGATGTTTTCGATCCTTTTGGCGGTTTTAGGAGTCGAAGCTCTGACTCAGTATAGTCTATGAGGGCTTTTGCTCCTTGGGAAAAAAATTCAATCTAGTCGCTGCAAATCTATCAATAGCATCACCAATATATGGCGCATTTTCCAATAGAGTCGCAACATTTTCCTTAGTAAATTCAGTATCGAAACTCCAATCAGCAACTAATGCAATAAGCATTTCTTGTTTATGACGTTTCTGCATCAAATCTTTTAATTCAGTATTTTTCTCATCTTTCATTATAATTGCTTCACGAGTACAGCGATCGCTAACTTCTCTAAATGCATCGCAATCCAAATAACGAACCATTATCCATTCTTCAGTTTTTTCATTACTTGGACTAAACACTGGCATCTTAGTGCCAACATTTGATTTTTCTCTTGTAAAAAGCTCAGTAATTTGCATTTTTAAAAGTTCCGCTCAATACGAAGTTGTGTTGCCATCGTTGTATCATACAAAGCAATAAATGGCATTGCCAAAGTAACTGGTCCTTCACCACCAACATTAGGAGCGCCGCCATTATATTTAATCCGTGGAAGTGTGAATCGCATTCCACTACGATTTGGGCCAGCTAAAACAAATTGCATAGATGATTCAGTTTCATTTATAAATTTATTCAGCATTGTAGTATCTTGAAAATACATGGTTGCAGAACCATCAACCATGCTTCTACCAATACTTGGCTCAAGCGTCTCGGGACTGCCAATAACAAACATTGGAGCCAAGTTATTATTTATATTCAAGCTTATCTCTGTCACAACTGCAATTGACGAACCAGCTTCTTTTAATGAGCCGCTAAATCCATCATAAGGAGCACCAACAGCAACAGCATTAAGAGATGAACCAGCTATTGCGCCAAGACTTTGTGATTTACCAATAACACCAAAGCTTCCACCAACAATTCCAGAAGTACCAATCGTAAGCTTCATTGTGTTCATTTCAACACCAGCAAAAATCAAATGCTGGTTTATATCTGCGAAATACTGATCTATTGAAAAGCTACGACGAATTACACCCGCCTTGCAAGCTCCTGCTATTGTCTGAATAGTAACAGATTCACCAGCAGCATCATCAACAATTACATCTCCATCAGTACCACCAATTGTCAATTTACCAGCAGCAACAGCAGTTACAACACCTGCAGATATATTGTTAGCAACATTACCAGTAAATCCACTTACTGCAACAGTATCGCCAACTTCAAATCCAGCCGTTATGAATCCATTTCCTGAGTCGTTATAGGAGTTATCCGACGCCTGAGCGCTAAGGGTAGTCGCCGTCTTCGTCGCCTTAACGCCCCATGTACCGCCAAGTACCGCTTCAATAAAATCTTCAAAACCGCCATCTGATAATTCAAATGGAATCTCACCGCCAATCTGTTTAGTTCCGTGGCGGTAGTCTGCTATCTGGCGGTCAGATCGCAATTCCTCTGATTGAAATGTATTTTTTGTAAGAGCAAGAGTCACGCCACCTTTATGGCGCAATGGAGTCATCGCAGGAGTAGCAGGAGTAACTCCATAACTGACTTCAGCTATATAAGAAAGAGAATGTCTGGAACCAGAAGCAGTAGTCATTTAAATACCCTCTTAATTGCGATTAGAAAAAGAATACCATATAATGCTGGCACTCATTCTCCAATAATTGTTAACTTTTCTTCCAGGAACTGATCTAAACGAACGTATTTTTGTTGTAACATCATTAGAAACAAATGCTCTACCAATTTTAAATGCAGTCGCTAATTGAGCTATCAAAACTGATTGATCATATTCGCCAGTTTCTGGTTGCCAATTTAAATCTATCTGCAAAAAACCATCAGTTTCATTCAGCCCATTGTCGCCAAGACTTGCAGCAGTGGTATCATTTGTAACAAAATACACAGAAAGATAATTATCATCAGCAGGCGCTTCGAAACCAGCATTTTCATATTCAATTTCATAAGTTGTACCTACAACTGCAATAAAAGCATCAATTAAAGGTTTTCTTATGTCAATCAAATAATTCATAAACCTGCTTCTTGACCTGCTTCTTTCAAAAATCTATTAATTCTTGCTATATTTTTTCTTACCATGCCACCAGGAGCCTGTTGAGACCAACTATCATATTCAATTCTATGCGCATACGGCAAATTATTTACAAAAAACAAAACGCCATCATGACCAGTTGTTTTTTCTAAAACATTTGCAATTACTACAGCACCACCTTTATCTGCTGATTTTCTAACTTCTTTTGATGGAGCATTTTCAGTAATTATCCAATTTCCTCTTAATCTTCCAGTATCAACAGGAGTATCAAAAACAACAGCAGAAAATAATTTAATTATTGCAATTCTGCGAGCACGAATAATATCAGCTTTTGTTTTCTTTGTCCAATTTTTAACTTCAACAGAAAAGCTCATTGTCTATATATACCAATTGTATATAGCAATTTACTTGAATCTCCTGCTGGTGCCAATTTACTCACACTAAGAACTCTCCAGCTATCTCCATCGCCAATATCCATAATATCCTCAGGCTCAGGAGCTAATGTGCAACTAATTACATCAGCATATAATATTTTGCAATCTTCAATTTTAAATCCTTCTTGTGTAGTTTTAAAATCCATGTTTTGTAAATCTTCTGAAGTTACAGGCAATTCAACAGCATTCATAACTCCAGTAGCAGAAGCTCCAAAAACAAATTTATTTAATGATTTATCATAACTTGAAACAACAGTTCTTTCAATAGAAACTTGATGGCCAAATTTTTCAATAAGATTGGCAACAGTTTTTGATAATTTTGCATAATTAAAAGTAGCCATTATGCTCTCTGAATAAATTTAATATTTGATTGACTAATAAATTCTTTCAGTAAAGCATCTGCAGCAGGATAAGGTTTAAAATCATTAAAACTCAAATATGCATCAACAGCATAAGTTGTAGACT